TAGTAAATTACCTCTTTTCTGAATTAGTCTGCACGGTAAACCCACAAATCCTTGTCTACCGTGGCTGTGTATCTTGCCACCATTCTGTAGATCGTGGCGTCGCTCAGGTTTGAAATAGGATTGCACATTGTCCGCGCAAATCCCAGTTTGGAAAATTCGCCATCAACGGCTTCCATAATGTCTTTTGCCTCGGACTTCTTGTAGCCGACGGTGTTGGTGTAAACATTTACCTCATACATCAGCGTTGCGGCATTTTCAATGTTGGCCGTTCGCATTCGCTGTACTATCGTATTATCGCTCTCCACAATAGTAACAGCGGGAAACTTGGCGGGGGTATCTACATATTCGCCACTAACGAATATTCCTGGAAAAGCCACCCGGAGGGCTTCTGCGACCTGACTGAATATTAGGCTCTCCACGTCAATCACTTCAACGCCTCCTTTGCCGCTGGGATAACCATTTGTCTGAGTTGCTGTGCCGTGTTGTACATATATGGTCTGGACGGCATACCTTTGGTCCAGTGCGCCCGCCCATCACGTCCAATGTACCACCACCCCAGTTCCCCGTGGTCGTTCACGTCATACTTCCACCCGGCGATTGCGATATTCGGGTGTTGATTGTTCTTTCCCACGATGCCGGTGCCAAAGCACACGAAAGCGGCATGGGCAGCGTCCGCTATGACATACCCAACACCAGACTTTTGCTCGGCGTGGATGCTGTTGTACAACTCCCCGCTATCGTAGGCGTTCATGTCAGACACGTTCATTTTGGCAATCTCAACGCCTTGCGCTGTCAGGTATTCAATCAGCTTTTGCGGTGCCTGCTCAACTTTCTTCTGGTACGCCTTGACTTCCTTCAACGCCTGATTGATGGAGTCCGTATTCAGTTTCAGTTTGATGGTTAGCATAGGCGGCCTCCGCTTTTACTTTCTGATCGAACAGGCTCTTTTCTGCTTCGTACTCCGACACAGTGACCCTCTTTATGGCGTACTGCGTAGAATTTTTCCACGGGGCTTTCCGCTTTACGATGTAGTTATACGGGCCATCTGTATCGGCCCCGTCCACCCACAGCACGGAGTTCTCATCGATGGGGCAATGCGGGTCGGCAGTGGTAGCCGTCCGGTCGTAATCCTCCAGAGAGCCAAACTGTTCCACCTCAGAATTCCCCTTGTTAGGGGAGACGCAGAGCATAGTGGATTTCAATTCGCTGTAAATGGGGACATAGCTGCCGGTAGGGTTTCCCCACTCATCCACAATTTCCTCTTGGCCCTCGTAAAGCTTGTAGAATACTGGCTGCTGGTTGCGCAGGAGGCTTCTCACAGGGCATCCACCTCCCGAAACGCTACCGCCAGCTTAGGAAACTGCTTGGCGAACCAGTCCACCATTTCTTCCTCCTGCGCCCAGGCAGAGTTTTCCGCAAGGCCACTTTCGTAGAGAAATGCATGAATAATCTCATGCCGGAAGTTTTTCTTCTCTTGCAGGTCGAGGGCCTTCTTGCTCCCCGGCTCTCCTCGCTTGTACTGCTTTACCACCAGTGTTTTGATGGTCTCGTCACAGTAGCCGTCGCAGTCTTTCAGGCCCTCGTCGTTTTCCTCCGGAATGAAATTCAGGGTGTATGTTTCGCCCAGCACATGGACTGTCATTACGTCACCCTCCCGGCCAGCGGCGTCACTTCCTGCAAAAGCGATTCGGAAATCCAAGCGGACTCCCAAGTTCGACTGATAGAGTTTTCTGTGTGCCCGAGCTGGCCTTCTGCTCCAATTCTGTTGTAGAGGTCAAGCGCACACCTGAACTGCAAATCCAGATACCGGCGCTCCAGTTCCTCCGGCCACTCTTGAAAAGGGTAACGTCGGGCCATAATCGCTGACTTTGCGCTCTCTAGGCAATCTTGCAGGACAGTTTCGTCAACCTCT